ATTTTCAAAATTTCCCCAATGGTCGAAGCCCTGATGATTTTTTAACTACCGGCATACCGTCAGCAGTTCGCACATCCAATCGTTTGTGAGCAGGGTCTTGTCTTACCGCGCCCAATTCGCCTCTTGCCTTTAAGCGTGTCAGTGATTGAAAAAACTTGTGTTCCCACATCGCCTGCGTTTGCATATCGCCTCTTGCCCCCCAATAGCCTGTAAACTCAATCAGCGCATCTTTGATTCGTTTGTCTTCAAGGCTTGGGATTTGTGAGCGGCGAAGTTTTGCGTTAAACGCTTTTTTGTCTTCAGGCTCCCAGTCGTCAGTAATCGCAAAATCGCCGATGTTGATGTTGATGGGTTTCGCAATCTCGGCGGCCTCTGAAATTTCTGTTTCCCTCTCTTCTTTGTTTTCTTTGTTTTCTATTGTTTTTTGTGGGGTACAATTTTTGAGGGGGGTAGTGGGTACAATTTTTGAATGGGGTGTATGTACATTTTTTGTAGTGGGTACAATTTTTGAAGGGGGTACATTTTTTGTAGTGGGTACAATTTTTGAAGGGGGTACATTTTTTGTAGTGGGTGTAGCCAATGAAAACACATTTGGACGACCCGGAAATTCATGCTTTTGTATCAACCCTGCTTCTTCCAATTCTGATAACGCGGCGTTTACAGTTCGCGCATCTTTCAGCTTTTTGCCATCAATAAACTGGCTGATGGCAATAGCATCTGATTCTTTCCCCCAACCTCTAGTCTTTCGGACTATCTTCAAATAGCACTTGACAGCATTGCCGCTCAATTCATCCATCAATGAATCGACAAATTCATTGCTTATCTGAAAACTATTTGGGATAAATCTATCAATCGTCATCATCAACCCCTTTCACAATTTCAGCCCACTTGTCCAACGCTTCCTGAGCTTTCTTGACATCTTCCGCCTGCATATAAGCCAACACCAGCAATCGGGCTTCGTGTATTCTTTGTTCTCGGCTCATGGTTCGATTCCTGACCTGGCTATTGAGTAATGGGCGACCGGATTTTTACAGTTGCCGACCTTGTAACGCGGTTTGTTAAATTCAAATCCACGGCTTTCCAAATCCGTGATTCGTGCCGCAAGCTGGGTAATATGCAGCTTTGCGTAAGCCTCGTATGACGTGATGTGTCCGTTTTCGCGGATATATTCAATAATCCGCTTGCATTGTGTCTCTGTATCGTTCATAATCGCCTTTCGTCTTACCTGAATCGTTTCCTCGCAATTCAGGGGGATTGCCCGCCTCGTGCGGGCTTTTCTTTTGGTTATTCACTTGCTTTTGAAGCTGTTTTCTTTTGCTTCTTGAGAAACAAATCAGGGTGCTTCAGCTTGATTGCCGCTGGGATTCCGCGTTTACTCCAGTTGAAGACACATTGCGGGCTTTTCCCTAGTTTTCGGGCAATGGAGGAGTAACTGCCAAGAGAATTTAAAAGGCGTTTATCCTGTTCAATCTCATTTTTTTTATCCATCTTGTAAACTTTCTGTTTAAGATTTAGTCTCTATATTAAACACTATGTTTAGTTACAAGTCAAGTCTTGTTTAACAACATTTTGTTTAATTATGAGAAAATAAATTTTTAACTGGGAGTAGATGATGAATGAAACGACACAAAGGCTTTTCCAAGCCGCAAAAGATTTGAAAAACATAAACCTGCCATCTGAACTTGCGCGGTTTTTGAACGTTAGTCAGCAGGTCATAAAAAACTGGGAAGCGCGCGGCGTGTCGGCAAAGATGATTCCTGAAGTGGCGGAGCGACTAGGAATATCGGAAAGGTGGTTAAGAACAGGCGAGGGGGAAATGATTGGAGATGATGAAGTCCAGATAGAATCAAACGCTACCGTAATTGGCACATTGGACGTTTGGGACAGCAAGACGCCGTTATCGGCTGATGATTGTGAAGTCCCGTTCTATAAGGACGTGCATTTATCGGCGGGGAATGGATTTTCAGACGACATCGAGGACTACAACGGCTATAAACTGCGTTTCTCGAAATCAACGCTTAGACGGCACGGCATCAATCCCGCCGATGTGGTTTGCGTTTGCGCGGACGGCGATAGCATGGAGCCGGTATTCCCCGACGGGGCGACACTCGGCATTAATACCGCAGACAAGGTCATCAAGGACGGCAAAATCTACGCTGTCAATCATGGCGGGCTGTTGCGAACAAAAATACTGCAAAAACTGCCTGACAATAAAATCCGCATCAAAAGCTACAATTCCGAAGCCTACCCAGATGAAGAAGCCGACGCAGACGAAATGAACATCATCGGTCGTGTGTTTTGGTGGAGCGTTTTAGCTTAATTTAATTGTAAATCATCATTATAAAACAACATTTTATGGTAAAATAAGAGCTTAAAAATGACTAAATTTAATTGCGATATGACACACCAGCTTGCCGTATTTTCCCCTCAGTCAACAGTAACATTTGACAGCTTTGCCCAGTCCGATGAAAACACCTTTTGGTATGCTTCAGACTTGGCAATGATGCTTGGCTACAATGATATGCAGGCCATTTTAAAAGCAATCAACCGCGCCCATTCCGTATGCTTCCAGTTAGATATTCCGATCACTGAAAACTTTATTCAGACGGCCTCACATAATTGCGACAATGATATTAAATTGACGCGGTTTGCCTGTTACTTAACCGTGATGAATGGGAATATCAGTAATCCACGCGTAGCAGCGGCGCAAGCCTATTTTGCCAAGCTGGCTGAAGAAATTAACGCGACATTCCGAGACGCGGACGATGTAAACCGCGTGTTTTTGCGCGGCGATATTACCGACCGAGAAAAGACATTAAACCACCTTGCCCATAGACACGGCGTAGAGGAATATGGCTTATTCCAAAATGCCGGTTATCGCGGCTTGTACAATATGAACATAAACAAGCTGAAAAACTACAAGGGCGTAGGCGACCTGAAAGGCTCGTTACTGGACTTTATGAACCCTGTCGAATTGGCGGCCAATACGTTCAGAATCACGCAGACAGAAGAAAAGATACGCAATCAGAACATACGCGGACAAAAGCCGCTGGAACGAGCCGCCGAAGAAGTGGGACGGTCAGTCCGTAATGTGATGATTCAAACGTCCGGCACATTACCGGAAGACCTCAAATTGTCTGATGAAAAGATTAACAAGGTTAGAACCGGAATCAAGCAGACAAAACGCGCCCTTGAGAAGCACGACAAAAACCTAAACAAAGACAAGTAATCCCACCAAGCCCGCCACGCGCGGGCTTTCTTTTTGTCCAATTTGTGAGAATACGTCAAAATCTTTACACACAAATACACACTGGAATTTGACAATCAATAGAATGGTGTGTATTATTACACACATGGCAGACGTGCCATGTTTTGAGCGTAGGAGATATAATTGAATAGTCTAGACATTATCGCCCTACTCAAACAGGATGGTTGGTATAAAGTTGCACAATCTGGGAGCCATTCGCAATACAAGCACCCAACAAAAAAAGGTCGTGTAACAGTGCCACATCCAAAAAAAGACTTGCCGATAGGTACGGTAAAAAATATCTTTAAGCAAGCCGGTTTGAAGTAAAGGCAAGCAGCGGGGAAACCCGCTGCCATTCTTCTAACCAAATAATCAAGGGTATCTCACGCCCCAATCACCCAACACAAGAATACATGAAATGAAAAAAGGATGAAAAATGTTTATCCCTGCCGCTTTGCACAAAGACAGTCATTCGGCATATGGCGTAACCATTCCTGACTTACCGGGCTGCTTCTCTTATGGTGACACTATTGAGGAAGCGATCACAAATGCCCGTTCTGCCGCCTATATGCACATTGATGGCATGATTGAAGACGGAGAGTTTAAAAATCTTTCCGTAAGCAGTATTGCCGATTTAAGCCAAGAGTCTGATTATGATGGAGCAACATGGGTAATGATTGAAATCGACCCAGCCAAAATCAGCCAACAGCAAATTAGGTTTAATGTTAGCTGGCCGCAGTATCTACTTGATAGAGTAGATGAATACACTTCGGCAAATCATGAGACCCGTAGCGGTTTTTTAGCAAAAGCTGCTTTAATTGCCATGAGCCAGACATAATCCCCTAGGAATAGAAAGCCCGCGTAATGCGGGCTTTTTTCATATCAGAAATAGGAAATCAACACGGTACTACCTTGACAGCCGCCGATTTAGGGCGGCTTTTTTTCGCCTTGTTCGAGGCGGTTCAAATCAGTTCGAACTAAATTCTTTTTAAAATCAACATTAAACAAAAAATTAAACAAAATATTTAAACAAAGCGTTGCATAAAGCTAAACGTTATGTTTAAATACACCCATCGAAACAAAACACCAGTACGAAAGGATTTGAAATGAACGCAATCATTAGCCAAATAAATCGACACGGCACAAAAAACGAACAAGACCTCTTAAGCAAAGTTGCCGAAATCTGCAAAGAGGCAGGCGCAAAATTCACTACCCGAAGAAGCGATAGCATCAACCATACCGCTTTTACTTTTACCCTTAAAAAAGATGGCATGAAAGATAAAGTAATGATTGTTTTATAAAGAAAAACAATCAAGGAGGAGGTGGGAAATGAAACCGCTTATCAAGCACAGACACGCAAATCATGTTGGATTTATTCATAAAAGCTACAAGGCAAATGGCATAGACCCATATGACACAATTTATGACTACGCTATAAAAATAGGGGCATTGGCGAGCATAGTCGAAGAGTTTTTTGATTCAAATGGCGCTGCCTACCCATTGATTGAATTTAAATTTAAAGATGATTCGATAAGTCGCATGGATAAAGATACTTATCAAATTATCCAGTAAAAAAATAAGAAACTTTACCCAAGCTGCTTTAAGTGAGGCGGTTTCAATAAAGAGTTTTACATCGTTCTTTAAAAATCAGGAAACGCAGTAACCGCCCTTCAGGTAGGCGAAAGCCGATAGGAAGACATGGATAGGCATGGGGGAAGTCGAACAAACGGTTACAGGCAGGCGGGCAGCCGAAAAGACAATAACCCGCAGCGCAAACAGAGCCGCTTTGAAAGACAGGCGGCTTAATCAAGGGCTTGGGCAAACCGACCCCTTGATTAAGACAACAACGCGAGGAAACGCAAAATGCTTGATATGAGCAAACACATAAAAAACAAGGCGCAATGGGTAAAGGGTGAGTTTGACGACATGGTCGAAGCAGGCTTCCCCGCTTCCCAACTTTACAGAGACACCATCGAAACGATCGGATTTGTCGGCGGAAAGTTGGGAGCGGCAACAGATAAAGCCATGGTTTATTACTTCAGCGACGGTACGAAACTGAAAATCACATCGTCCCCGTCAATCAAATGCGAGGTCATCGAATGATGTGCGAGCCGATTACATCCGACTGGGGAATGAGTGGCGAAGACGCTGCCTACACGAGAGCGCAGGCAGTCAGCGAGGCGAAGCAAGAACGGTTTTTCACGATGGAAGACGACATCGAACATCTCGTCATGAAGACGGCGTTTGAGTACCGCGAAGCCCTCAAGCAATGCCAAGACGAAACCCCGCGCCAGTGGGAATACAGAATGAATCTGAGAGATGAAGCCGCGTGGGTCAGTAACGAGATGATGGAAGTAATGAAAAACGCCATCGAGGACGACCATTACTACACACGAATCGAAAATCTTGATTTCTACGCGGACAGATATATCGAGCAGGCGCGGATTATCGCAGCCTGACGACAGCAAAGAATACCCATGAAGTGAAATAGAGTAGGCAGACCGTTAGTCGTGAGTGGGGATGCCGGCGGTGGTTTTGATTGAAAAGTTTTACACCGCCTCAAACCGCGACAATGCGCGGTCGACGATACCTTTAGTTGCCGCGGCGCAGGTTGAACGAAGAAGCAGCCAAGCCCGCTGAATCTAGTAAGGAAGATTCGGCGGGCAACCCCCTAAATTAAGACGAGGAAACAATCATGAAATACACAGCAATCATCATCGCTTCGGCGGCAGTAGCTTTTTGCGTACAGGCATACGCCAAAGCGCAGGCATATATGGACTACACAGACGTTTCATCAATCAGTGTGGACGCTATCGACCCATACGAAAACATCCGCGACGCGGTGGCGCGCCATGAAATGCAAGCGGCAGCAAAGGCAACGCGCGAAAACGAAGCCGCAATCGCGGAAATGTACGAAAAAATGACAGCCGCCGAAAAAGTGCGCGGCGACGCGGAGGTATCAAAATGAGCTGCCACCAACCATACACCATGAGCGGCAACCGTTCGGCAAGAAGTCGGGGATTTTCAGGCGCACGACGAACTAACAGCGTTGTCATGCGAGTAGTTAAAGGCTGTTATGAAGTCGGTTTAATGCCGATTGCCTACGACACCAGCACGACGAGACGCGACCGAAACAAGAAGCCGGCATTGCTGGGGGTGCAGATTTTCAAAACCGAAAAGGCGGCGCGGAAATACATGGACAAGCTACTGACAGGGGAGTAACGATGACGGTTATTGATGGTATGAGCAATGCCGATTACCACAGCCATGCAGCAGTCAGCAAGACACAGTTAGACCAACTTGCCAAAAGCCCCGCGCATTACAAATATGCGCGGGAATCGGAAACCGAAAGCACACAGGCAATGATTTTTGGTAGCGCGTTCCACGACTATATCTTGTTGCCTGACGTGTTTGCCGAATCTTACGCGGTCTTGCCCGATGACTTCAACGGGCGAACCAAAGACGGGAAAGCGCAGTTGGCAGAGATTGCGGAAAGCGGAAAGACGATTCTAAAAGCCGAATGGGGGGAGCAAATCAAAGGCATGGCGGCAGCCATCCAAGCGCACCCAAAGGCGGCGGCATTGTTGAGCAGCGGTAAGCCCGAACAGTCTGTCTTTTGGCAAGATGAAGAAACTGGCATTGATTGCCGTTGTCGCCCTGACTTTTGGAACAGCAACGGAATCATCGTTGACCTGAAGTCAACGGAGGACGCAAGCCCGCACGGTTTCGCGCGGTCGGTCGCAAATTACCGCTATCACGTTCAGGACGCTTTTTACAGTAACGGAATATATCAGGCGGCTGGGGAATATCCGAAAGGTTTTATCTTTATCGCCGTTGAAAAAAAAGCACCGTTTGCCGTCGCCTGCTACACGTTGGACGACGAAGCAAAAGAGCGCGGGCATGAACTGTTCCGCAGAGATTTAATGACGCTTGCTGAATGTATAAAGACAGATACATTCCACGCATACAGCGAAAACATCGAGCCGTTATCTTTACCGGCTTGGGCATACTACGACAAGGATTAAAAAAATGAATCAAATGGTAAGAAACCCTTTTCAAAAGGAGGCAGCTTCCGAAGCGTTGCCAAACACAATGACTGAAGTCAAGTCGCAGCGCGAAGCAAGCGAGATACAAGCGATGGTTGTTATGGCTAAACAATTCCCGCGCAATCAGATTCAGGCAGCCGACCGAATCTTAAACGCCTGCACACGTCAGACGTTGGCAGATTCCGCCGTTTACAGCTATCCGCGCGGCGGGCAAAACGTCGAAGGCCCATCAATCCGACTGGCTGAAGTCTTGGCGCAGAACTGGGGGAATCTCGATTTTGGTATCCGTGAACTGTCTCAAGAAAACGGCGTGTCAACGGTCGAAGCCTACGCATGGGACTTGGAAACAAACGTCCGACAAGCAAAGGTCTTCCAGGTCGCACATAAACGCATGGCAAAAGGCGGGACGAAAACACTGACTGACCCGCGCGACATTTACGAGATGGTAGCGAATCAAGGCAGCCGACGTTTACGCGCCTGTATCTTGAGTATCATCCCGGGTGACATCGTGGAGGCGGCATTGTCGCAATGTTCAATCACGCAGGCGGCGAGCGTAGGGGCAACGCCTGAAGAGATTAAAGAGACCATCCGCAAACTGACGGCTACGATGGAGAAATTCGGAATCACCGCCGAAAACATCCAAGACCGTTATCAGTGCCGCCTTGAAGCCATCCGACCCGCGCAGATTGTCGAATTGCGAAAAATCTACACCAGCCTAAAAGACGGCATGAGCAAGCCGTCTGACTGGTTCGCAATCCAAGAAGTCAAAAAGTCAAGCGCGCAGGATTTGAACGCAATGGTCGAAGCGCAGCCCGTCAAGAAAGCCGAGCCTGAATCAGTGGAAGAAGCACCCAAAGAAACGATAAGCGATGAACTGTTTGAAACATTGGTTTACGCCATATCGACAGGCGAAAAAGAAGTTTCCGAAGTTTTGGAAAACTACAACCTGACCGACGAGCAAAAGGCAGAAATCAACGCCCTGTAAGGAGCCGTCATGTTCGCAGTGTTTGGCAAAAGCCGTCCCGAAGAAGAGAAGCGGCGGCGGCTTGTATATGACAAAGACGATTGCAAGTGGTACGAGGATACCCGCAAATGGAAGCGGCTTAGTAACGCCCGCTACCAAATCAGCCCTGAGTTTCGTTGATTGAGACCGCCGAAGAGTTTATCAGGCTGTCGGCGGGTAATCCTGACATCCACATCGTAGGAATCAGGCAGGCGCAGCCAAGTGTATTTGGAAGGCAAAAATCCAAAGCCGTAAATATCAGGACAAAAACGGCATCGAGCGCACGGCATACGAAATCATCGCAAACGAAATGAAGATGCTGGGCGGTGGTAATGATGGACAACAGGCACAATCGGCGCAAGCAGAAACGCCAAAGCCGCCGCGCCGTCAAGCAACACCTGCCGCGCCCGCCGAAGACGTCGACGACGATATACCCTTTTGAATCAGGAACTAAAAAATGACTGAATATGTTTTCAAAATTTCTACTAATGACGTAGGTGTTGTTTTCGAAACACCTGATATTAACCCAGCACATGAAGATAATGCAAGAGAAGGAATTGCTTACTTATCGGCGGCATTAGTATCAATTTTTATTAACGATGTTTCAAAACATATCAAAGAAAATCAAAAAGATTTTATTTTTACTGCTCAAACCATGATTGATAACTCAGCCATCCTAAAAATGGAGGAGCAAAAAAAATGACCCATCAATTTAAATTCGGCGACCTCGTGAAGCGGAAATCAGACGGCGCGGTCGGCGTTGTAGTTGACACGAAGTTTCAATCCGTTTGGGTCGTCTTTGAGGGTAGTGTGGTATCTGATTTTTATGATGATGACGAGTTTGAAATCATCAAGCACGAAGACACCGTGCGCCTTGATTGGCTGGCAGACAGGCACAACAAAATAGGCAGCGTATTACTCCCGCGCGAGTGTGTTGAAAAACATCTCGACAATATGCGCGACGCGATAGACGCTGCAATGCGATTACCAGCAGACAATTAACCCACAGGCAGGCAGCCAAACGCCCGAGCCGTTGAGAGGACGGCAAAGAGAGGAAACAAAATGCAAACAGTAGCAACAAGACAGACGGTAAAACAGATGCTTGCCGCCAAGAAAACGGCGAAGAAATTGACCCAAGAAGAGCGCGCCCTGAAACGTGCGGGCAAAGTGAAAAACATTGACCGCAACAAGCTATCAGGAATCTCGAAAGAGCAAAAAGACAACATCGACGCTATGTTGTCAGGCGAAAAGGTATCAGCAGACGAAGCGGTAACGTGTAGCGTCAAAATGTGGCTATCCCTGCAAGATATGCGCTACGCCTGCAATCAGGAGTTAATCAACTTCGCCGAGCATATCATCAAGCAGGTTCAGCGGCTTGGTTTGTACTGCAACACAGACGACCCAGCGAACGAGAAAAGTGTGGAGTTTGCCTGTCGTGAAGCATCGCAGGCTGTCGCGCAATGGACTAAGGATTTTGACGACCTAAGCCCGAATCAGCGTCAATTGGTATTGCGTCCGCTGTCTAATCTGTTTGCCGCGTATGAAGAGTTTTTGAAAGATGCGCCAGTACGCTTGATTGCCGAAGTATCGACATACTCAATCGCCGTCAGTGTTACCAAAAAATCCATGACGTTTTTAGAACTTGATGGCGGCTTGATTTCGGCGGTTGATAAAGTCGTCAACGGCAGCGATTCCCGCGCGGAAGCCCGCCGCCTGAAAATGCCATACGCCGAATTTACAGACCGAATCCTACACGCCACCAACCTGCTTTACGATGTGGGCATTCACGCAGAAGCGGAATTATCGGCGATGTACGGCAAGCCGCTGAATCCTGTACGCCCACAACGCATCGGCGACGTGCGGCAGCCGATGATGAAAATGCTTGTCGCTAATAAGGGCGGTGCACTGGTTCAGGCTGTCAAGGATTCGGAAAACATCATCCGACATTGCGACAGCGGCACCGGCTTTAGCTGCTTCAACTGGACTAAGCATTTCAAGCGCGCGGCAAACCTGATTAGTCTTATGCGGCAGGAAGCGGCGGCATGAAAGACGTAATAGCCGCAATCCTGATCGCCGCAGTCGTCATAGTGGTGGAAGTATCAGGGATCCCGAAAGGGGCGGTACAGATAAACGAATATCAGAAAGGACAGATGAAGTGATAATTTCAGACGACCTACGCCAGCTATCGGCGGCGATACAGTATCTCAACAGGAAGCGTGACGACCTGTTAGACGACCTGAAAGCGCACCCCGAAAAACACGGTTGCCCGTATCGGATCGGGCAGGAATTTAAAACACAGGACGGCGCGGTTTACAAGGTCGAGGCAATCAACGTCTTAACCTATCCAAGCGCAGACGGTATATGCGCCTACTACCAAGCGCAGGCGGTAAACCAAAACAAGCCGCATGACCGAAAAGAATACACCGTACAGATTAAATAGGACTTAAAAAATGAACATTGAAAAAATCATTAATTGGTTCAAAGCAGCAAAACCAAATCCGACAGAAAAAGATAAGACAACCCAAATTGGAGCGCATTTTGAAGAGGTTTCTGAAATGATGCAGGCGTTGTCTTGCAACTCGGCACAAACAGAACAGCTTTCGCAAGAATTTTATGCATGCGATGCCATCGATAAAGATATTGACGGCGAATTTGTAGAATTGCCAGAAAACTGGGAAATTGACCTACTGGGTTCCCTTTGCGACCAAATCGTAACAGCAATCGGCGTAGGCTATATGATGGGCTTTAATATGGTCGGCGCACTAAAAGAAGTCAATTTGTCAAATTGGAGCAAGTTTGACGAAAACGGCAATCCAATCTTTAACGAGAACGGAAAAATCGTAAAAGGCGAGAATTACTTTAAACCCGATTTAGCGAAGTTTTTAAAGGCAGGGGAAAATGAGTAAAAATTCAAAACAGAGAGAGTTTACATTCAAATACAAGTTTGGCGGCAAGTGTTGGTCGGCATCTGTATTTGCCGACAGTGCCGAAGAGGCGAAGCGGAAGATTCGGGCGCAGGCCGCGGCAGTTTACGAGGGCGAAGTTGTGGCAAGGTTGCCTGTATTGTGTGGGGCTTCTTGGCTTAAACGATTCTTTAAAAGAAAGAATTGAAAATCAGCAAAACCAAATCCGACAGGCGGCGGAAATACCGCCTGATGAAGATTAGAAAGGCAGGCAGAAAATGAAATTACTCAAATTAAAAGAGGTTGTTGAAAAAACAGGTTGCGGCAAGACAAAAATTTATGCCATGATTAAGGATGGTAAATTCCCTCGACCTTGTAAAATTGGCAACGCTTCACGTTGGCGTGAAGACCATTTGGACGACTGGATTAAAGCGCAAGTCCAAGCCTAACGAAAACAAAAGAGGGTATGAATACGGGTATAAATCAATCTGATTTGGCAAAAATCTTTAATTTTCAAAAAGATAATATCAAAATGCTTTTGTTCATTGATAACTATGACAGTTTCACCTACAACATCGTCCAATATTTCGCCGAACTCGGTCAGGAAGTCGTCGTCCGCCGCA